ATCTTCACGCCAACGATCAAGAAGCCACTGCTCAGAAATATTTAACTTTTTAGCCAAGGCTTTAACGTCAGATTCAGAATTAGGAATCGGGTTAACAACAGGGGCTGACTCGTCAACTGTCGTAGGATTATCTTTGGCGTAAGCAAGCATACGAGCCTTAGCCAATTTAGTAGCACCCTTTGCCTCGGAAGCCTTAGAACTTAAAGCAGTATTTTGAGATTGCAAACGAGCAAACATATTTTGCAAATCAGAACTTATAGGCATCGTATCAAGCGTGTACTGTTCAGTAGGTTGAGGCAAGCCAGCCTTACCATAAACATTGCTTTGTTCAGAATTGCGTAGATCTTCTTGATACTTAAACTCTGCGTTTTGTTTATCTCCAGCCTCTTTAAACATTGAGTCAATCTGAGATTTAACATCAGCAATAGTAAGACCAGCACCAGTCGAATACTCGTCAACACCCAAAGCCTCAGCAACAGCACTAATAGCGTTCTGACGATCAATAGTTCCACTCATAATTGCTTGAGCAACCTCTTGCCAAATAGGAGTAGCACTATTTAGCGCACCAGTTAAAACTGGTGTCGCAAACTGAAAAGGTGTAGAAGTTAAAGACAAAGGATCATACATGTCATTAGCAGCAGCAAACTGAGGATTAAATAGCGTCGACAAAAGATCCTGCTGATAGTTCAACTGCGACGAAGGTGAAGGTGACTTCCCACCTGAACCATTCTGCAAATATTGAATCAAAGCCAAAGGATCATTAATTTTCGGGGCCATTATTGTCCTCCAAGAAGAGCCATAATCTGCGACACATCAATACCCTGACCAGCAAGACCCAACAACTGTTGCATCAAAGTATCCTGACGACCCTGAGTATTCTGCTGTTGACTCAAGTTCGCCTGCAACTGACCAGCACCCAACTGATTCAAGAGATCACCCAAGCCAGTCTGATTCTGCAAACCAGCCTGCAAACGACCCTGACCCAAACCAAGCAACTGTTGCATATACGTACCCTGCTGAGCCTGACGAGCCTGCGTAGACTGCTGCAACGCCTGCAACGCTGCAGCACGCTGATTAGCAGACAAATCTTGCTGAGCGCCAGCACGAGCCACATTCACATCGCCAATACGAGACTGCTGAGAAGCCTGCTGAGAAGCACCCAACAACTGAGCAAGGTTATTGAATCCCCCACCTGTCGTCGCATTTTGTGATTGCAACATATCTTGCAACGCTTGGATGCCACCCTGAGGAGCACCTGCAGCCTGACTATAAGCAGCCATAGGATCGCTCACAGCAGGAGCATTAACCATCTGCAGTCCAGCATAAGGATTACCTTGACCACCAAGAGCCTCTAAGGCTCTTTGAGTGGTCTCGTCAATAGTTGCACGACCAGCATCAGACTGAGTGTTAATTTCGCCAGCAGTTTGGTTATACATTCTTTCCAACATTGCTAACGCATCTGTGTTTAAACTACCAAGTTGTGCTTCAGCACCACCATAAAACTGATCAATCATATCCTGCTGTGCTTTAGCACGAGCCTGAGCATCAGCAGACAACTGACCATACCCACTATCGATCATAGGATTAACAGCAGAATTATTCATACCAGTCGCATACTTTGTTAACGCTGCAAGTAAAGGAGCATTAGTATTTTGAGTCTTTCCAGTGTTGCTACTTACAGGTGGTTTTGGTTTATTGCTTGAATTAGCAGCATTAGCACCACGCACAGCAGTGCTCACGTCATACCATTTACCTAAACCACTTGCATTCAACTGACCTTGACTACCAAGATCTGCTGCAGCAGCAACAATGGGATTACCCATCTGTTTCCAAACAGGAACGCCAGTGTCATACATATCCTGCATAGGAGTAAGACGTTTACCAACATTCTTTTTACGGTCTGCTTGCCGTTGTATCTGATCAGCACTAGCCATAACTCACGCTCCTAAAAATGGGCGTAAGCCCGCTAAAGAAGCAGCCGTAGACAAAATGTCACGCTGCTTCGCTAATTCAATATCAGCCAAAGTATTCGTATATCCAGCCTGCGACTGGGCATCCTGCAAGTCGTACTGTGCTAACTGCTGACGCAAAGCATCCAACTGATCGTTACGTTGGTTCATCCAGTTCTGCGAATAATCAGAAGTAGCACCTTTAAAAATGCCACTATTACGCAAACCACGCTTGCCATACCCAGCCCCGAAACCCTCAAGACCTTTAGAAGCAGCCTTGTCAGTAGCCATAACATCACGAGCGCCACGTTGCTGCGACAACATGCGGCTAAATGCGTTCATGGCTAAAGAAGCGTCACGCTGCATAGCAGCGTTACGCTTTTGAGGTTCGTAGTTTAAACCTATATCAGTGTAAGCCATCACTAATCACCCTTTTCGTTACCCTCACCCTTATCCACAGAAGCCACAAAAGCCTCCAACAAGGCAACCTTCTGAGCATATTCAGTTACTTGTCGTAGCAAAGATTCAATAACTTTGCCTGCATCTACCTGTGATTGTTCACTCATTTTGCACCTTCCAATGCTTTCAAACGACTACGCAAATCCTTAACCTCTGCCACAAGAACAGATACAACACCATGAAACTTCCAGCCAGCAGGCTTCAAGTTTCCTTCGCCATCATCCTCATACTGAGCCAAAAACCCTGTACCAACCTCAGCAACTTCTTCAGCAATAAACCCATACTCAAGGTCAGCGTCTTTCCAAGCAGAAGTAACCTCGTCATCAGTCTCATCTATCTTTGCTTGATAAGTCACAGGATTCAACTGATCAATCAATACACCACTATCAGTGAAAGTCTGAATATTGCGTTTACCTTCACGCATAGAAGTAAAATGATAATACGCAGGATAAATACTTGTTGACCTGACGACATACTGAAAACCAGTCAATGTTGTCGTTGCGGTAGATGTATTCCAAATATTTCCTGTAGTTAACAAACCAGCAATGTTAGTAGCAGTAGAACTACCATCGCCAACAATAAGGGTGTTAGCACCATTAGCACCAATATTGACAGTGCCAGCACTTGAGGTACGTAAATACATGATGGCATCACTAGAGTTATTGCCAATAAGCAAATAACCCTTGTTGCCTATAACGCCACCATAGTTGCCATTCGGCCCCCAGTCACCAAGAGTGAAAGCAGCAGAAGAAGCGCCATCAACAGTCAAAGTAGACAAAGTACCTATAGAAGTAATACCCGTATACGACCCACTAAGACGAGCAGAAGCAAGAAGTCCACTTGTTAAACTAGAAGCATCAGTAGTTGCCAACGTACCCGACGTTGGCAACGTCACACTCGTATTGGCAGTGACAGTCAGCGTAGTAGTAAAAGCACCTGATGTAGTAAAGTTGCCACTAATCGTTATAGTTTTACCAGTGTTAGCAACACCAGTGCCACCATACTGACCTGCAACAAGAGAACCATTCCACGTACCAGCAGTCAAAGTTCCTACACCAGTAATACCCGTATAAGAACCACTCAACCTTGCAGAAGCAATAGTCCCACTTAAAAGCGTTGAAGAAATATCACCAACAGTGACAGTACCCAAACCCGTAATACCCGTATAAGATCCACTAATACGTGCAGAAGCAACTGTGCCTGACAACAATGTTGCAGGAACAGTTCCAGCAGTCAAAGTACCCACACTCGTAATAGAAGTTTGTGGAGTATTAATCCACAAACTAGAACCATTACGCATCAAAATGTCGCCCGTAGTAGGCGACGTAATCAGAACATCATGAATCTCATCTAACTCATAACCATTCTGACAACGAACATAAATAATGCCGTTGCCAGCATTAGCACGAACAACAACACCAACATAAACCATATGATTAGGCGCAACAGGTTTAGTAGCAGTAAACGTCCCAGCAGTAGAACCCAAATACAAAGTCTGCCCAGCAGTATAACCACCAGTATTACATTTATAAACATAACCCAACGTAGTCACAAGACCATCAGCATTAGGAGCAATACTCTCAGCGACGACACCAAGAGTCTTAGCACTCGTAGCATCACTCGTATTAAACGCACGTTTAACAGTTGCACGATCACCCTGTTGAGCATCCAAATACACGACAGTACCAATGGTCAATGTCGTTGATTCACCATTACGCACAAATGTTTCAGAAGATTGAGAAATGACTTCATCAATAATCGTGGTTTCAAAATGCTTAAGATACTCTGTTAAAGATCCAAAGATCTTTTGCAGAGGTCTGCTGTTGTCACCACGCAGGGACGCAACATCGGGTGCGGTCCAAGTTGTCATAGTTTGATGATGTAGTTCACCACAATGTAAGGAGCAAGATTACTGAACGCTGTGCCACTACCTTCAAAAGCAGTAGAACCACTCATAGTGTGCGTGTGTCCACCACCAGTAGCGACAGATCCTGATATGGCGTGTAAGTGAGACCCCAGTGCTGTCGATTGGTTCGTGGGAGTTTGAGCATCAACAGTAATAGGATGAGTGTGAGTTGAACTGTAGTCCGTGTAAGGACCACCATTAGCAACAGCCATACCTCCCAAGGTTGAGGAAGTTCCATCAATAAGACCATCGGCATTGCTATCGTATCCAGCAATATATCCACCAGCAATATAACCACTATTGCGTATAGCGAAAGAACCCAAACCTGAAATAATTCCATGTCTATGGTTTCCATCTGCCGTACTACTAGCAGTATGCGCATGCGCATCTTGAATGTGTGTATGAGAACCAAGATTGGTATTAGCAATAGCCAACGTACCAAAACCATGAACGTGATCAGCAATCGTGTTAGGGGCAATAGTTCCAACACCATGTTGGTGAGAAGGCATATTAGCCGTAGTCAACGTACTGGTCTTAGACCCACCAGTTTCAGCCAAAGCATCAAACTCAGTCTGAGTGGAATCCCTACCCACAGGAATACGACCCTGCAAGTTAGGAACATTATAAGTAGTCGTACCATCACCAGCACCATAAGTCGTACTGAT